CTTTATTTAAGGAGGTGCTATGAAACTTTCAAAGTTATCCAGCACACAACGGTATGTCGTGGCGAAGACACCGGGACTGTCCTCGTACTTGAGAGGACTCGAACAAGGCCGAAAGGCGACCCCCCACTCATGGTTGTATGAGAATCAGAGTTCGGATGCAACCCTTGCACAGTGGAGAGAGCATCTTGCTGCACTCGAGCATGGTAACCCCATTGAGAAAGCAGTCTTCCAGTTTGACGAGAAGCAGCTCGTTAAGTTTGGACCTCAGGGGGAGATTCCGCCGATCAGCAAGAGTTTGGAGACGATATCTGATCAGTACGAATCTGGACTCGCGACTCCGCTGTTTTCTTCTCGCAAGTGGCAGCTTGCGAAAGAAGACGCTCGAAGACTCCTATTCGGGAATAGACCTATGTCTATGCGGCCCCTCAGCTTCAATAACGTTATTGACGACATGCGTGAGCGCGACACGTTGACTACTAACTCGGGATGGCCGCTATTTACCAGGCGTTCAAAACCGGAAGTAGTGAGGGCGAGTATTGATGATGCTATGTCTGGAAAAGCATATGAATACCCGGCAATTATCTTGTTTAGATACTATAACAAGAAACTGCGACCAGTTTGGATGTATCCGATGTCCTTGAACCTCATCGAGAACTCGTTTCAACAGGTACTCCAAGAAGCTGTCAGGAAAGTCGTCCCTGATTATGTCGCACCGTGGCAAGGATTTGAAGATGTCAAGCGCGTCGTAACTAGTAAGTGGTTGCCTGCTACCCTAGCTTTTGGAGGTGACGTCAGTGCAATGGACGCCCATTTTAAGGAAGCTCAGATGGAAGAAGTGTTTGATGTCGTAAAGTATTGCTTTCAGAAGCAATATTGGGAGTCGCTACATCGTTCAATGACTGCTGTTAATAACATTGACATTGTAGTTGGCAGTGACGCTATTATAGCCAATCAGCCTCATGGAATAGCGTCAGGTTCCGGTTGGACACAGTTCTCTGAGACTATGTTCCAGTTTATCTTGAGTAGATATCAGGCTATCTCAAAAATCGGATTTCAGGGGCAGTGTGCTATTGGAGATGACCAGCTTACGTTTTATCAGGGTCTCCAACACAGAGCTAAATACTCTGTAGACCTGTACCAATCCGCCGGACTACCCGCAAACATTGAGAAGCAAAGCGACGAGACAGATAAGACCACCTTTCTCCAGCGTATGTTTCTCAGGGGATGGTATTCCCGCGAAGATAGTAACATTCTTGGCGGCGTCTATCCAACGATTAGAGCGTTGAATTCTTCGCTCAATCCGGAGCGCTTCCACGATCCGGATCAGTGGAACTCTGACATGTTTTGTATAAGGCAGTTCATGATATTAGAGAACACAGTCGACCATCCATTGTTCCAGGAGTTTGTCCAGTTCGTGTGCAAGGGGCAAAAGGACCTGATTCCTTTTGCAAAGAAAAGCGCTGCTGAGTTATTCGCCATAACTA